ACTAATGCTCCATTTTCAAATCTACTACAGAAAGCATCTCTAGTACCATCCTGTTTATTCATTGCTGCAAAATTGAATCCACGAAATGCATTTGAAGGACGACCTGTAGTTGTATGATAATGATAATTTGAATAAACTCGTCCGTCTGTAATTAATTCTTTCATTTTAAAAGAATCATTGATTTGCATTCCGTTAGATTCAATGTCAGCAAATATTTTTGGATAATATGTATTAAATTTTTTATATGAATTAGATAATTTAGAATTAACAATCATGGGCATTGCATACTTGCGTATTTTTTGACACATTTCTACATGTTTCATTAATGGAATAATTGTATTAACATGTTGTAAATTAGTATGTCGCCTCCAATAAAAATGATGTGCAGCTGTATAATAATGATTATCATCATATGCTTCATTATATGTATACCACCACAAACTTTTTACATCATAAACTTTGTTATTTCCGCCCATTTGTAACCATAACTTTTTGTCATGAACAAATATAGATTCCAATTCAAGTAGTTTATTTAAATGTTCTTTAAAGCCGGTTATTTGTTCAGTATGATGTATAGGAACAATGAATTCAATTTCATTGCTTGAATACACGTAAATACACGATATTTTATTGATTGAAGGATGAAGTTGATGATCAGTTAGTATAGGAATAACTAATACAATTTCTTCTTTTTTAATATCTTGTAATAACGAATCTAGTTCTTTTGAATCGTCTACTATTATCATACATTAATATAATAATAAGTTTTTTTCAAATATCCAATTGATTAATATCTTTTGGAACTATAAATTGAATATCAGAATAATATTCTAATGGATTATTTAAAAATTTAGATATTTGTGGAATAGTTTTTGCTGCTATACTAATTTCATTATTGTTTTTATTTTGGACACTAGGTATCAAAACATTATCTGTAGTAATATCTATTAGTTCTCCTGTTATATACCACCGTAATTCAACTCCTTTATATAAATTTGGATCTATAGATCTAGAACTTAATTTTTTAAATGTACTATTATCTACTTCTGTAATATATTTTGTTACTATATTTTGTAAAAAATAACGATCAACATATCCATCTATTCTATTTTGTTCACTAATTTCAAGTAATAATGGTATTATTGAATCATATGATGTTTGTAATTTTGGTTTTAATTCTTGATATACTTGTTCTGAATCAGATATTTCTTTATATGGTATTAATTTTTGTGATTTTCTAGCATTCCATTTTGGTAATGAAAAAATTTCACCTGTTTCATATGTATGATATAACCCAATATATTCTTGTCTATCAGTAGTCATCAATTCACCACCAATTGTATATAAATTGTTAGTTATTTCATCTGCTGTATATCGTATTTTTATTCTTCTGCTCATACACTGTATTGTTTATATTCAGTCATATCTACTTTTGGTCTCATTATACATGTTATTTTTGTTTGCCAAACTCCATCGTTACCTACAGTATCAGATATACCTACTATGCTAAATACTGTTTGACTTCTATATCGTTTTGGAATAACATCAAATATTAAAACATCACCATATCTAAAGCCACTAATTCCATCAATAGTAAAATCTACTTCAAATGGAAAAACAGGAGAATTTAATAAATTTGTTTGTTTTAAATCAGGTAATGGATATTGTAAATATTTTCTTAATGCATTTCTTAATTTTAATTTAGCTTTTTCACTTTCTGTATCATTTATATATTCAGCTTTTGTTTGTTCTAATTGATCAATATATTTAAAATGAGTATCTCTAAATGCTTGCAAATTAGCTAAAACTTGTTCTTCTCCACCGTCTTGATACATAAATCTTAAAAATGGAGCTATTTCTGCTTCTGATACGTCTCCTCCGCCATTTAAAACATATGCTAATTGTTTAGCTCGGCCTCCAAGTTTTGCTTTTATATTAAATTCTTTTACAATTGTTCCGTTTGGATGATTTGCATACATTGGAACTGAATATGGAACAACTCCTTGTTTTTGTATTGGAGTACCAATATATTTGTAATCATAAAAAAGTAATGCTTGATCTATTTTTGGATGGGTAATTAGCTTCATACTAACAGCTCCACCTAATGCTACATTAATTCTTGCAGAAACTTTTACTAAAAAATCTTTAATTTGTATATTTGTTTGACTAATATCTGTAGCTTCAGATTCCTCTCCTTCAACATCTATACTATCTAATTCTAATAATATAGATTTAATAGTGTCAAGCGATATAAATATTCTTGAAGGATATGCTCGACCTACGTTATCTTTGAATTCTTGATATGGTATAGGAAATGCAGTTTCTCCGTCAGAAAAAGACTTTTCAAAAAACTCAATTGGATTAACAATTTGTTTTGAAGTAGTTTTTTTCTCTTTATCAACTATTTCTATTTCTGTTTTATTTTTTGGATATCTTGCTGTTGAAGTGTTACTATATAAAAATATGCTATATGGATCTGATGATACAATATCTTCATAATAATTACTAAAACATGTTAGGTCGTCACATAATATAAAGGCATTTGGGACAGCTTTTTGTTTTGTTAATATTTGATCATTTAAAAATTGTACTAAATACCCTAATGTTACAAATCTAAAAAAGTTTGATGTTTTATCTTCTTTTTGTTTTTCTGTGGTTGAAAAATCTTCACCCCACATTATCATTTGATCAAAATGGGATAGGTTAGTAAGTAATAAACCAGCTGATTTATTATTTGAATTACTAATAGCTGCATCAACATCTTTACTTAACACATCATAAAAATCATTGGATACATCATCTTGTGTTAATGATTTTAATTCTTCTTTAGTTGCTGATTGTTCACCAGTTGCTGTTCTATAACTGTATCCAAATGCTATGTTTTCAGTATTTAATTTTTCTTCATCCGTTTTCTCTGCTTGGGTTGGAATATATAAACTAACATCTGTATATACATTACTTGTACCTGTTAAGTAAACAGTTGCGTCTATAGATCCATCAGGTTGATATGAAAAATCAAAAGATGTTACAATTCCTTCAAAATCTTTACGATTCATTTTTCTTAACTTATCATAATCAAGATCTGGATAATTTTTTAATATTGTTTCTGACGGAGGCAAACTTCCAGTGTCTAATCGTTGATTTGTTATAACTGCAGAATCTGGATGTTCAAGTATTACTTGTGCATATCTTCCTGGTCGAAACCAATATCGCTCTATTCTATCTAAATCTAATTCTGGATTTGGAATTGTAAGTTGTATGGTTGCTTTATTTAATAAACCTCTAGAATTATCTGCAATTGCAATATTTGCTTGTTTAATAAAAGGAGGAACTCTTTTTGCAGTATTTTTTACAGTTTCATCAAATTTTTCAATTGATAATTCATTGATAACACGTTCATCAGTTGATAATTTTATGTTATTTATAACAATATCATTAATAATTTTTTGAGATCGTTGATTATTTAAATATCCATTAGGCGTAGATGGAAAAAATTCATCTTGTATTACATTTCTTCCTCCTAATACAGAATCAGCAATTTTTGTTTTTCGATCTGTGCCTTTATAACAAATCATTTGAACGTTTGCAATTTTTCCAATCATGAAATCTAAATCTTTTTTAGATCTAGAAAATCCAGATAACCCACGTGCATTCAGTTCCTCTTTTAAAAAAGGATCAACTTCTGTATAAAAAATATCTCCAGCCATAACTATCTATTATTATTTACTTCTTCTACATTTTCTTGTATACTTCTATCTACTGGTATACGAATTGTACTATTTTCAGGAACAAATAATGTTCCTTTTCCTAATCCATTAGCAGTTGCTATGATCCACCATTTTGATGCATCGCCATAAAATTTATATGCTAGCAAATCTAATCGTTCTGCAGAAGTAATTTGTAGAAATATATCTTCTTCACTGTTTGGCATAACTGGTAAAATTGTTGTAGATGCTTTTCTTTTACCATTTGAATCTTTTATTTGTTTTGTTGTTGTATATCTACTCATTTATACTCCTTATCATTATTGGTTTAATTCAAACTTTTGAGTTAATGGATCTATATCTAATATATTTCCGGATTTTACACCAATTTCTTTTTGTCTATCCAGGCCTTTTAATGATTCATCCGTTTTTCGATCTGCTATTTTTTTTGCAATATTAACATCAAAATCACTTAACCAATTGGTTTCTCCTGGTTTATGTACTCTTGAACTTTCTAACGCATTTTCTTTGTTAGCTAATGTATAAAATCTTCCTCCTTTTTCTGGTAGATAATCGGTAATAACTGTAAATCCTATTGATACTGAAATTTTATTTGAAACTTGCATTCTTGTTTTATCTTCTTCAAGATTAATATCCCAAGTTGTGTCAGAATCTGCTAATGTAAAAGTTAAATTATTAATTAAGATTGGTTGTTGTACTAGAATGTCACCAATTGTGACTCTCATATATGGAGCAATTAATGCTATTGTATCTCTGTCATATTCTGGAGCAGTATATCCAGCTAAGGCATTTAATTTACGCCAAATTGGTTTTAATTCATCTCGATCATGTGCATGTATATCAAAATCTAGATTCATATCTCTACTAAATTGAGTATAATGAAAATTTGGATCAGCTCGACCTATCATTTGTACAGGATTAAATCCAGGGCTATATGAATCAAATAAATTAGTTATAACTGCTCTAAACGTAATAATATCATCAATAGTATCAGTATCTCCAAATTTCATGTTTGGACCTGTAAAAAAGAATTTAATATAATCTTGAGTTATACCAGGACTATTAATTACTGATCCCATTACTTCACCAATTTTCTTTATGGTTGGATTTTGTTCAGCTGAATTTTTTCCCATCCATCTATATGCATCTCCATATGTTGATTTTTTGAAATCTATAACATTTACATGATCTCCACGAAATGAATTAATTATAGCTAATGGTTCTCTTGTTTTTCTCCATTGATTATTTTTAGTATCCCATTGAGTTGAAGCAACTGTTTTTGATGTAAAATCATTTCGTAATGCAAATGAATTACCAGCATCACCTTCGCCAAACATTGTTTCTTTATTGTATATTTTATAAGCTCCACCTGGAGATATTGAAGCAGCTAAATATGCAGCTGCTTTTGCTTTGCCAGATTTTTTTCTAGCTGCTGCAGCAGTACCATCAATTCTTTTGCCTAAAATATCTGCAGCAGATGCTCCTTTTAATTCAGATTTATATGATCTAAAATCTTGATATGGAAACGGTACTCCTTTTATTCCGCCACGTTTTAAACTGGTAAATGGTACTGTTGCATATGATGGTTCTAATTTTGTTCCTGCATACGAAGTTCCTGCAGTTCCTAATAATGGCATACCAAAGTTTCCAATTAATCCTGATCCAGCTGATGCTATAGCTGATATTTTTGCATTATCATCTGTTTGATTTGTATGATTAGATATAATTCTATCAATTGGAGATATAACGTCAGTTGATAATGATTGTCCCATTTTTAATGAATGAGAAGCTCCAACTAAACTAATTGTATTTGATCGTCCAAAATTTACAGGTTTTCTAACAGTTGCTTCTTTATATTCGGTTGGACTTAATTCAGATAATTTTATTCCAGCTGGACCTGGTTTAGGTAATGGCGATGCCAAATTTACATTTGCTGTAGATGATATACTTGGAACATTACCTATACCATTTCTTAAATTATAATTATTTGCTTTGTTTTGTTGTGTTGTGCTAAATATACCATAACTACCTTGATAGTATGGAGGTGTTCTTTGTGTATTAATATGTGGTTTCAATATATTATTAACAAAATCCGAGTATCTATTAGCACCATTTATAGAGTTATACCATTTACTTGAATTTTGAAAATTATGTGGATTTGTTAATGACATATATTCCTTAAGTTATTGCGTTTATATTATAATTATTTCTTGATTGTGCTTCATTTATATCATCTATTCTTGTTACAATTTGTATACCTGCTATTGCATCTGCAACTGCAGTTGCTATTTCTTGTGCCGACGGGCCTGATGTTGATGCTACAACTGGACTAGCGCTTTGTATAGATGAAGCTAATCCACTTGGGTCTTTTGTTGCAATTAAAAAATCTGCAGGATCGGTTGTTATTATACTACCATTTGGTGAAATAACACCATCTTTTAAAGATTTATCTCCAGCGCTGGCTACATTTATTGTTGCAGATCCAACTGATATAGTACCATTACCTTCAATAGTTGCATTTATATTTTTTATTTGCTCAAGTCCAGCTAAATCTTTAAGTTTGTTAACAAAAGCTGTTGCTAACTCTCCGCCTGGAACAAGTTTTATTAAATCATTTAATGGTGCTTGTAGCACTGTTAATTTATCTGCTAATAAAAAAGCTTGATCAGCTGTTTTTACTAGGTCATCAGCTGATAAAATATATGCATCTATAGAGTCTTTCATTGTTACTGTTAATAACTCAGTAGTTTTGCTAACTCTATCTTGTTGATCACCAAGTATTGCAATTTGTTCAGTTAATTGAGCTTGGGTCTGTTCTGCTCTTATTTCTTCTGTAGATCTAGTATCTGCTGCAGCTGCAGATTCTTCAAGAGATCGTTGTGGTCCAGTAAGAGTAGCATCAGCAGTAAAAATATTTTCAGCCATACCTCCTATATCGCCTAACAATTCTTGTTGTTGAACCATTTTTAATAATTTGTCTTCCGACACTCCTAATAAACTTGCTAATTCTTGTCTTGCAAATAAATTAGTTTTTATTGTTTCTCCTTCTTGCTCGATAATTTTTTGCATTGCTTCGGTTGCAGCTGCTGCGTCTCCTCTAATAGTTGCTTCTCGCAATGCAGCAGTTAAACTATTTCCTTGTGCATCTACTAAACGATTACCAGATAATAATTGAAATTCTAATTCTTTATTTATTGAAGATTCTATATCTAATAGTTGAGTTCCTGATTTTGCTATAGTATTGAAATCAGTTCCTAATGCTCTTGCTTGCAAAACAGCTTTTTCTAATGAACCTGGAACACGACTAAATTGCATTTGAATATCAGCTCCTAGATTACCAATATCTTCAAAAATAGCTTTTGCAGCTCCAGCTAATCCTGTTTGTTCTTCTAATGCACTAGCAACATTAAACATACGTTCAACGTTTTCTTTAGTGCTACCTTCGAGTGAAGCACCATACAATTGTATGGCATTTGCAGTTTCAGGAGCAATACCTAATTGATCAACCAAAGAACGTTGCACAGCAAATAGTTCTTCAGATAGTTGTTGATTTGCTAAAATATTTTTAGATTGTAATGGAGCAATTTTTGATATTTGTTGAAGATATGTACGTGTTTGTCCTCCACCAATTTTTAAATTCTTAGCAACATCATCTAATGATTGTCCAAATCCAGCTGCTTCAGTCGACGATACTCCTAATGTTCTATTTAATGATAAATTTCGTTGTTCTAAAAATGTTAAATTTCGTATTTCTTGTTGTATTGCTTTTGAAAAATTTTGAGCAACACCTATACGTTTAGATACAATTTGTTGATTATTATCTAATACTCCTGATAATTGAGATATTAACGTATTATAACTTTGTATAATACCTGAATTTTTTTCTAGTGCCGCTCCAAACTCTTTTTGTTTATAAGCCAACTGATCTGCAGCAGATAATTTATTATATTCTTCTTCAGAAAGTGTTTGTCCTTGATTAGGAAATGTTTTTAAATATAAAATATGATGTTGTAGATTCATGCAAATATCTTTTATTATAAATATTTACATTGGAGGTTTTCCGATTTTTTCTTTAGGAGATTTTCGTTTAGACTGCTTTTCATTGGCTTTTTTTCGCTCTTCATTCAGTTTATTTATTTTTTTAATGTAAAATCTTCGAAGAAATATTGGCATATAATATAGATCTGCCCATGTCCATCTACCTTCGCCTATCCATAATAAATCAAATAATTGTCCGTGAAGTATTACACGATCTGTTTGTTTAAAACCAAAAAAGGTTTGCTCCAATTTGAAACATTGCTTTGAAGGTGCCTCCATCTTCACCTTCGAATTCATAATTATAATCTAATTTAGGAGATGTTTCATTATAATAGTTTCGAAACTTTTTGGAATCTTTGGCTAAAAAATGATATTTTACAAAATTTTCTATATCTTCTTTTTCTCTAGAATCATTAACTTGTTGTATAACACTTAATAAAAACTTTGAAACAGATTCTGTATTTACCTTTGTATATGAATATTTTATAACATCATCATTAATTTGATATGTAAATTCTCCATTGTCGTCAGACTCTAAATCAAAAGGCAAACTTTTAATTTTTGATAAATCAATTGTAGTTTTCATTTCTTTTTTTGTATTTGGATTTATAACTACTACATCATAATCTTTGCCATAACTTACTATTCTTGCATATATAATTAATTTATCTTTGTCTGCATCTGCTACTTCATCTATATTAACATCAGAAACAATTAATGATTCTAATAATTTATCAAAAACTATTCCTTCATTTAAATATGTTTGATTAGTTAAAATATCTTCATCAAATGCGGTCATATATCGCATTTCAACTTTTCCAGAGCTTAATGGAGATGATTTTGGATAAATTTTTCCTTGTGATGTTAATTCAATAATTTCAGTAGGTAAAGTACTTCTTTTTGTTTTTTCGTACTTATCTGTTGCTAAATTAATTAAATTTTCATTTGAATAACGATCTGTATGTTTTGCCATAACTTTCCTTTTAAAACTTTATTATAAATATAGTAAACAGTAAAAATGGGAGTATAATATAACTACTCCCATTATAAATAAAATTAAAATTCTAATACAGCGTAATCATATTTCAATGTTAATTCAATTTGAACTGATTCTTCTGTGGTCCAATCCATTGTTCCAAAATTTGAATCTGCGATGAATGCTCCTTTTAATAACCATTCTTCTATTATTTCACCAGTTGGTGAAAGTGAATTAAATCTAATATCTTTTTTATATTGTGTACTATATCCATCTCTACCAGTTAATGATTCATGATGTAATCTTACCCATTCCATTACTGACTGAGCTCCTGATGGTACTATTGGATCATATAATGTAATTGATAAATCTTGCCATCTTGTTTTACCCTTTAACTTTCTTTCAACGTTAATGTGGTCTAATAATACTTCCCCATTAGTTAAAGAAGGTCTTGCAGCTGCTTTTATAATATAAGTAGGAATATCACTAATATACATGATAAATCTATTGGTATACTTAGGCTCCCAATCAAACGCTCTATCAAATAATTCGTTTTGTTCAATTCCTGGTAATTCTTGTTCTAATGCCATTTTTTATCCTATTTCTTTTATATAAATATTCATTTCTTAAATTTTATTCTGGAAATGAAGCACCAGTTGGTTGAATATTAAAGTCTAATACTATAAATTCTGCAGTTCTGGTTGGTTGTAAAAATATTTGTCCATATAATATATTTTGATCTATTAAATCTGGAGTGTTATTTGTTGCATCCATTACAACTCTAAATGCAAACAATCCTTGCTGCGTTCTTACACTTTCTAAATATGGATTTGCTATTGCTAAAAATTTATTTCTTGTTTCAACTGTATTTTGTTCGAATACTAAAAATTTAGTAGCTGATGCAATAAATTTCTTAACTGTTATTAATAATCTTCTAACATTTACTCTATCTAAAGCAGATGGTCTTGCTTGTAATGTTTTTTGTCCCCAAATACATATTCCTTGATTTGGAAAGTTTGCAATTGGATTTACACGATCTTCATACAATTCATCTCTATCTGATTGAGTTAATTTTTCATATGTATTAATTACAGATGTTAAACTACCTCTATTTAATCCTGCAGGTGCATACCATGGAGCTGATACTGCATCATTAAATGATATAGCGCCAGGAACTACAACTGATGGTGGAACAAATATTGGTTTATTCTTACCAGCATCTACTATTCTTACCCATGGGAAATATGTTGCAACATAATTAGAATCAATTGAAGTGACTTGATTAGTTACAGTTGATATTGAATCTGTTAATGCCCCTGCATCCATTATATAGAATGTGTCTTGTCTATCTTCTGCTAATTGTCTAGCTTCTGCAGTTACATTTGAATGCAATCTATCAATTATTCCTGGTGTTATTAACATGTTAATATCAAAGAAGTCTGTATTTGAAAGAGCTGCAAATGCTTTTCTATATGCTTTTGTTCCTGTTGCCGTAGAAGTACTACAATCAAATCCTAATGTATTTGTTGAAGTTATATTAGTTCCTTTTAATTTTGGAAGGTTTGGTCTTGTACCATCAAATGCTCCTTGGAATGGTACCATAAACTTTCTAGTTCCAATTGCAACATTAGAAGCAAATGTTCCTGCTGTTAATACTGTCTGTAATGAGCCTGTATATGGAGCAGTTATACTTGGGAAATTTGATGATGTTGCTTGTAACATATCTCCTAAGTAGAAGTCTACATTCGATCCTGTATTTGAACCTGATGTTGGTAATGGAGCTAGATAATTTAAGTTATTTAAATTAGTATAATCAAATCCAAAATAATTTTTAGAATTATATGCTCCGCCTACTACTTGTGATGTTGCATATGATGTTGCTGCTAAATTAACTAAATCTGCAGATCCGGTTGCATCTGGAATTGGAGAATTTAATGATCTAAATCCAAATGGTACCAAAGAAGGATCTGTTGCTTTTTCTTTTACATTTTCTGTTACTTCAACTCTTATATATTTAGATAAATTTGGATATTCTCCATTATCAAAAATTTTGCCATTAGCATCAATTGTTCTAAATTGATCTCCAATTCTTCTTACTATATAATTTGGAGAATCAGGATCTAAATTAATATTGCTATACGTTTCTAATATTTCTGGTGATCTATCTGTGTCGTCAGAATCAAATGGTGATAATGGTATATTATTACTATTTACTTTTCTAACTTCAACGGTAAATGTACCATATCCATTTGGATCAGAAACTTCTGTTGCTAATTTTACATCTCTAACTCCTACTTTTACCTCATAGTTTTCATATTTACCATGTGATAATGTATGAAACTTAAATAAGTTAACAGATGCTCCTCCAGCTACTTGTTGAGAATTAATAAATGGAGTAGATGCTGCTTGGAAATCTTGTGCAAAATCATAATTTTCAATAAGCCCAAGTGTCAATGTAATATCTTTAGCATCATTGAATGTTGAAAATGCATTTTTATTTTCATATTGTACATATACTGGATAATCAACTGATTTTGGATTTCTACCAAATATTTTTGTTATATAATTATTTGCAGTGGAGTCAATTGATGCTGAAATAAAGTCTGTTGATAAATATGCAGAATATCCAGGTATAGATGAATCAGTAGCAAATGAACCTGAAGGTCTAATTTTCAATGATCCAGAAGTTAAATCTTCTAATGCTGTTTTTTCAAATACATTGTTACCATCACCAACCGTAGAAACTGGTTGAGTAGGATGTAATAAATGAGTAACAATTGGTGTTCCTGACGCTGAAGTAGCAATAACTGCTAATGCTCCATTGTCTAATTGATATCCATCTTCATATAATAATCTTGTTACTGTTACTACTCCTGCATTTTTTAAATATTCTTCTACAGTGAATGGTACATATGATTCATCGGTATATCCGCCAAACGTTTCTCTAAATTCAGAAAATGATCTTATTTGTGTTGGAACTTGTGCTGGTCCTTTAACTGTTGATCCAACAACAGCTGCTCCGATTTCACTAACTCCTCGTTGTAAAAATGATTGATCTGTTTCTTGCGTAAATACACCTGGCGATACTATTCTTTCAGCCATTAGTTTTTCTCCTATAATTATGTTTATTATAAATATGTTTCATAAACTGAAAAAACTATGAAACAGGGGTAAAAGTACCTTCTTCAAGATTGATTTGTCCATCACCATATTTTTCTTTCAATGAATCCATTAAAGTTTGTTCTTCTTTTCTTAATGTTTCTAATTCATTAAAAACTCTAGTTTTTTCAGATGTAATTAATTCTAATTGTTTATTTAAACTATATTCATCTGTTGCAATCATACCTATTGTATTGGTTGTTTCTGCATATTTTGATCTCAATTCCATTATAGAATTTAAATCTTTTTGTTCTAATTTTTTTGTTTCCATTGTTATAACCTTATTTTATATTATTATATTAAAAATTTTTATATTTTCCTAGTTATCCTGTAAATACCATTAAATACTTAGATCCAGATGCTGATCCTGCACCACTACCTGACAACCATAATGTTCCAACTACGCTTGGTTCTGATGTTGGTAATCCTTGTAATGATGAACTTCCAAATGCGCTAATGGTACCACTAGCACTTATATCACCTGATGCAGTTATGTTTGTAAATGTTTGTAATGAACTTGAAATTAATCCGCTTGGTAATTGAGATGATCCTGATATTATTCCGGTTGGCAAACCTACATATTCATTTGCTGTTACTGTTCCACTCGAACTTATATTTCCTGATGCAGTTAAATTAGTTATAGGTGCTGTATTTATATTCAATGATCCTGATATAGTTACATTATATGCTTCAGCTCCTGTTAATGCGTCAGTTAATTGTGTTATTTGTGTAGCAGTAATTCTTCCGCCATTAGTTATTCCGGTATTTGATATTGTATTTGCCATGCTATTTTCTTTGGTTTATTATAAATATAACTTAAACTCCAAATCTGCCTTTTAATGCGTTGTAATTTTGTAGTACTTCTGCAGCTGATAAGGCGCGGTTGTATAATTGGAGACTTGCTATATTTGCATTTAAATTAGTACTTAGAGCATTATCTCTACCTATTTCAAAATTAGTATTATCTGATGCTGGAGCTGATGTTTGTGTTTGACTACTATTAAAAACTCCATTTTGATATGCATTTATTAAACCCTCAGATGCTGACCATGTAAAAGTTATATTATACCAAACGCCAGTAGTAGTAACAATAACAAATCTATTAAGGCCTGCACCATTATTATTATATACATCCCATCTAGAAAATTGTGGTCTATTATATATCCAAAACATAGGAGTAGTTCCTCCAGAACCTCCATAAAAATGTATTATTGGCATACCACCACCACTACCCTGTTGTTGTTTATACCAAAGATTTATAGTATAAGCTGAGTTGGTCATATTCCATATTGATCCTAGATTTGAAAAATCTATATAACCATCAGTACCATCAAAATCAAATGAGGAAGGGGATCCATCTTCCCATGTTGCGTCTGTAGATATAGAACCAGATACGGAACTATCTACTGTGTTGAATGTTATTATAGTACTGGTGTTAGGTATAGTACTTGCTCTATTAGCAGCATCTATGTTAAATACCAATCCATTCGAAACAATATCTGTTGTTATGCTACCTACTCTTCCACTCATAGTCCGAACCTTGATTTTAAAGCATTGTAGTTGTGAAGTACTTCGTTTGCTGATAAGGCACGGTTGTAAATGTGGACTGAGCCTATGTTACCATTTGTATAACTACTTGCATGGCCATCTACTCTGGCACCTAATCTCAAATTAATATCTGATCCTGCATTACCTGAATTTGGAACTGATGCATCTAATACTGATCCGTTTAAATATAAAATGCCATTACTTGTTCCTGTATATGTAAATGTTGCATTATACCAAGTATCAGCTGAAAGAGATCCGGCACCAGAATGTGCAATTCCTAAATGGAATATATATAATTTAGCATTACTATTTACCCACATTTGAAAATTTCTATCACCACTTGTATAATATGCATCTACCACTGAATGCCAATTTTTAGATACTGTATTTAAGTTAAACCAACATGATACAGTCATTGCATTAGAACCATTAACAGAATGATTTGTTTGAATGTAGTCATCTGTTCCTCCAAAAGCAAAACTAGGTGTAATAGTACTAGAATCAAATATACCATTATCAGAAAATGACCCAGATTGAGATAAGTTTATAGTATTGAATGATGTTTCAATCGTGCTTACGGGTATAGCACTTGCCCTATTAGCAGCATCCATATTGAATACTAGCCCATCCGAAACAATATCTGTTGTTATTGACCCGAATTTCATAATCCAAACCTCCCTCGTAATCCATTATAATTTGATAACACTTCTTCTGCTGATAATGCTCGGTTGTAGATTTGAACTGGGCCTATATTACCATCAAAATAACCATATTGTCCACCTGTAGCAGTTCTACCAATACCTAAATTATCAGGACTTGTTACACCTGCTGCAGTTCCTGTAGTAGAACCAACTTCGATTCCATTACGAAATATTTTTAAGGTTTTACTACTTGCTACATAAGTAAAAGCAACATTAGCCCAAACACCATTTGTAACTACTCCAGCTGTTACTTGTGTTATATTTGACGTTGTTGTATATATTCTTGCCTGTATTTCTCTAGAGCTATCTAACCAA